TGCTGAACGCGCCCAGGTCGATTATCTCAGCCTTCGGATACTGCTTGAACCAAGCACCAAAGTCCTGAAGGATCGTCTTGGTGCGGGCGTCCAGGCCAGTGTCAGGGAGGGATTTATACAGCCGCTCATAGTGCTCGCGGTGCTTGAGCAGTCGGAGTAGCGATACGTCGATCATTTAGCGCATCTCCACATGTGGAATGAGGGCAGAAGGTTTGAAGATTACCCGGTAGTGGTACACGCTCACATCCACACCGTCGAGTTGTTCCGCCACGTAGGTGACGTTCTTGCTCAGGCCAAGGAAATGCTTCTTGAATGACGTGGGACCATCCTTGCACGTGACTTCCAACTGACCCATACTGGCTTCGATAGAACACCGGCCCTCTACGGTAAGGAGGTACGTATCAGTCCACGTGTTGATGAACACGATGCGGCGGTTCACCTCGAAGTTATCCGCCGCCTTGCTGAGATTATGTGATGCCAGCTGTGCGTCGGAGCATCCTGTTAGTGCTGCGACGATACCAATTGCCAATGCTGTTGCTAATACTTTCATACAATGTCCCACCAGTTGTCGTTGCGTTTAATTGCGGAGAAGTGCGGCCAGAAGAACAGGATGCACTCGCTGGCCCTCTACGACCCTAGCCATCCTTCGATCGCCTCTTGACTGTAGCACTTTGGATCATTGGGCGAGTCGATGTAATCAACTTGTCCCTGGTGCATGAGGCTGAGCGTACGCATTGCTTGCACTCGACCTTTGACTCCCGCTGCATCACCGTCGAGCCAGAACGTGACCCTTTGGTATTTCGAGAGCCGCTGGGCAAAGGCGTCATCGAGTTTTGTACCGCATATTGCGCAGCTTTGAACGGACATACCCACTCGGATAGCGGATAAGATGTCCTCGCAGACGACAATTCGGGAGCCGGGTGCACCTTCATCTTGCTGTTGCTTAGAGCTGGCCACCCGCTGTCCCGGTCGTGCGTAATACCCAAGTGTTCTAGGGTCTGAGAAGAATCCCACACCCGCACGACCTCTTGCACGGGTATTGAGATACTTGGGCTGCTGACTCTCTCGAACAGCACGCCCCTGTACAAACACCAAATCGCCACTGCTATCATCGTACACCGGAAGGATAACCCGACACTGACTGGGACTCCATCCGATACGATAGAGCCTAGCAATAGCATCAGGTATCCCAGCCCGGTAATACCACATACGGCCAGCAATATCGGGAGAGGGTGTATAATCTCCCGGAAGAACCAATAATCTATTCCAACTCTGACTTGCTGCATATTCTCGCGCCTCCTTAGCCGCTGCTAATTGCTTAAGCGTCCTGACACCATGAGCTTTGAACCCTTTATCATTGCACCGGTAGCAGAAGGCGTTGTAACCTTTAGCGGCGTGCGCAACGAGGAGGGTTTTGCCCGGACCACAGATGTGCGTGTGGCGGCGGCTCGCTCCTTCGCATAAAAGCTCTGCATAATCTAGCCACTCGCTGAATGGGAGCACATGAATAGTTCCTCTTCGAGCATTGCAGGTACATCACCGAGGTACTCATCGTCGCTTTGATCCAGCGCAACAAATGCCTCACCCTTAGTTTGCATTTCGAATGCAGTGGCCACGTCAGTGCACGGATCTATACCGGCCCTGCATAGCACATCATTGAGTTGCTGCATCTCGCGCCTCCTGCCATTCAGTTTGAGATACCATCAAGGCTGTCCCAGCAGCCCCTTCGATGTTAGGACAGAACGTATCCTGCATACCTTCTGCTGCTGCCACTACCTCATCAGCTACGCCGACATCGAACCCCCGATCACAAGGAAAGAAGTCCGAACCACTACCGCGCTGGAATCGGATCTCCCCATCACTGTCCTGCCATACGTACTCCCGTCCCGCAGGCCACTCAGTGACAACTAACACTAACAAAGGTATAAGCTTCATACATCCTCCAAGCGCGTAGTGCGCAGTATACAAGGTAATGGGTTGTTGGTCGCTTGCTCAACGAACTCGTCGTAGCACTGATCACACAGCTCTTTGCTATGCTTGTACGTGTCTACGTCCAGATAATAAACCCGCCATTTAATCGGCGCACCGCATTCTTCGCATTGCATATCAACCTCCTTGGGTTATGTAGCACACCGTACCATCACGAGTCCAGGCGTCATAGCCTCGCGCCTCTTCTTGGGATACTTCCCGCCACACCCCATTGAACACACGGTGCCTGTACAGTCCTCGTTGTTTATAGCACAGGAAGGCGTGCTTCTTACGATCAACGTACAGTATGCACTCCTGCTTAGCAGCAAGTAGCAGCTTAGTGATCGATAGCCTGTGCTTTAGGTATACGTCAGCCTTGATGATAAAGCTGAACTCCAGGTCACCTCTGTAGCACCCAACCACCTGCCTTGCGTTACCCTCGCCAACGACACTATCTATTTGGCGCTGGGCCACGGGTGCAGATGCCCCAAGGCTGATCACATAGAACGCCTCTTCGGGCGGTGGTTGTGTCATCTCAGTCCGCATCATGATGGCGTGCTCCTCGGCGTCTCTGCCGCTCGCCCACCCCTTAGGCCGCTCGACACTCGAATCATAGTTCGGACCCTGCACATGCCATGCAAAGCTCACACCGTACCTGCCCTTTCCGTACACCGAGAACGGATAGGCTGGGCCGTGCGACCAGCCAGTTACACCACCAGTGCACCCATCCTCCCTGGTATACAGCGGCGTTGGTACGTACTCAGTAGCGTTCGTCGGCAGTACCTCGATAAGCTCGCAGTCTGTGCAATCGAATATCGTCTGGAACTGACCATCCTGCACCTCAGAGTCAGGCACAGCATACACACCGATACGCCCGGCGTGCATAACCTCGTCACTGCCCATAGCCTCTGGCCACATGAACCAGTTCGTGAGCTGATCCATATCACGGAAGCCGAACACATATGCCTTGCGTTGGTCGTACCCGGCATTGCTCCACCAAGTACTGATACCCGCGTCCTCTGATGGCGCTGGGTGGAGCGTAGCGCTACCAAAGTACTCGTTTACCTGCCTGCCGATCTCCCCGGCTATACCCGCCCGGAATGCCCCGGAATTAACCTTGGACTCGGCCTGCCCAGAGTGCTCGTCCGGCATCCCCGCTGACTCCAGCCGGAACACAATCCGCCGCCCGTCTGTATGATATACCTCTTTCATGACTCACCTCACGTGATAAATAAGCATAGATACTCGAAATTACTCGGAACTATCACCTGACACACCGCGAATAGCACACTCCACCTCCTGTAACACCGCCTGAACGTGCGTCTCTGCCCATGTATGCATTGCTGACGGTAGGCTCTGATCACCTGCCCTGGACAGCCTCAGGCACTCACGCACCTGCTTTGCGTGGTCCTTGTGCTGGTACTTGCGCAGCTTACGCATTGACTAGCGCCCCGAGCAGAAAGGCGATGTACCGGTGACGCGCTGAGCCGTATGCACCCTTCCACTTAGGTAGGTGGCCGTACGCCCACTGAGCTGGGCGCTTGTCAAACCTCTTTGGTACTTGGGCGGGCTTGGTGCAGGGCACAGGGTACTGCTTTTCACCCGAGTACTCAGGCCATTCCAGAATCACGGCTGCAGCCCAAGTAGAGTACCGCATGTACGCGGAGAACTGCAAAGCATACTCCATATCCCAACACACCCCGTAGTCAAGAGCACTCGGCCCTTCGTGTACGATCTTGCTAAGCGCTGTGCGGATCTGAGCCTTATGCATAGGCTTGAGCTTGGGTATCCGGTTATTAGATAGGTTACTTGACATGTTAGAGGCCCTCGTCTAGGCATTTGATTAAGAATTGGATGTAGTCCATGCGGCGGCGTCCGTACTCACCTGTCCACATACCGGTGTACTTTTTGAAGCCTGCTCGTGGAGATATAAAATCCGGGTGCGGGATAGGGTACCTATCGTTACCTGAGTACCCAGGCCACGCGCCCACAATACGGGCCGCCCAATAATAGTACGAGTCATAAGCGCCACGCCGTCCTATTAACGCCGTATGCATCGCCACACACACGCCGTGCTCAGGCTGTGGCACTGTGTCGGCATTCAAGTCCGTAAGAATGGCACGAATACGCGCCCTGTGCATCGGTTTAAGTCTTTTCATATCATCACCTCTGGTTGTTGTGGTAAGTGGCCGGCTGTACCCTCGCAGAAGGCACACCCCACTTATCACTCCTCCCCACCCTTGACAACGTAGTGCACGACCTCAAACGTCATGATGCCGATGGTAACCACGATGAACCCTAGACCGAAGGCCGTCAAGCCCATACCCACGGCGCTCATCACCTGCTCGAATACAGCGCTCATGCCGTACGCCGCAACAACCACCACGCCCCCCCCGTCATCAAGACCACCGCCAATACGTCCGGGTACTTCGTCAGGTAGTACGCAGCTGCGCTTACAAGCGTTAAACCGTCCATAAATCACCTCAATGTCTGGTGCCGTTTCCCGGCATACTGAATACAGGCCTGATGGATATCACAGGCGACATTACGAAGTCCTGAGGATAGAGCAATAGTCGTCGCCCGTCCTCTACAGTCACCACCAACGGCCCTACCGACACGTTCCGCCCTGCCATCATGAGAATACCCATCACGCACCCCATACCAGAGTAGTCAGCGCCAAGGACACGGCATAAATGCAGGCTGCAATAACACACCCGCCGAGCCAACCGCCCAGCGCCCCGACCACCGCGCGAAGGAACCACCGACGACGGAACGCATTCCACCACCAGCACCACACAAAACAGCACAGATACCAGACAAAAGCAGCTAGTACCAATTGCGCACCTAATACACTCATACCCATCTCCCGTGCTTATCGATGAAACGCACCCAGTCGTCTTCAGACCATGCATAGTGACACGGTGACATTAGGTAGGCTGCGTTGAACTGGTATTGACCAAGGCGGAATTTAGCCACCTTAGTTTCTGGGCGTAGTTTGCTCATTGGCCGCGTCCTCGCTACTGCGCATGAATATGCGATACCATCTAAGATCAGTCATCTGACAACGTCGTGCGCCGGGTGGTGCATCCTGAACAGTAAAGAACTCAGGAGTCCAAAAACGCTGCGGTGCGCCATTGTGCGTATGCAACACCATATGAGTGAGGCCGTTGAAACTGGACGGGATCACTTGCTCGCCTGAGCTTTTGCTGCAGCCTCCAACAACTTGATAAAGGCGCTTGCTGGCAGGCCTTCTTTAGCCAGTTTAGCCGCCACACGTGAGGCATAGGACTCCGCTTTCCAATCCGCAACCGCCTGTCCTTCGTCGCTGTGCAAGTACCACACTGTAGAGTTGAAAGCGTCCATGTCACAATGGTGCGTTGACTTCGCAGCCTTACGGAATGCTGGAGTGCTATCCTTCGGAGCAGTCCAGCTTAGGTTTGTGTGCTCCTGAATGTAAGCCTGCAATGTTTTAGTTGCCATGCTGCGAACTGCAACGGATGCAGTCAACGCCTTGCTCAGGAACACGCTATCCTCATGCTTGCTGTAATGCTCAGCACCAAACCGTACAAGCTCCTGCAAAGTGTCGCGCTGTGTTGAAGCGGCCTTAACAAATGCTGCCAACTTAGTGCTGAAATTCTTCGACGTAACTGGAGTTTGATTAGCCATTGAATTCACCGTTTGATTGTGTTGCGTTTATGAGGTACTGCGTTTGCTTTACTGCGTTAAAGGCAAGCTGGACACTGCCGACTGTTACCGTTTGTCGTTAACCCGCTTGCTGCCAGTGTCCAACCCTTTAACCTAAGTAGTTAAATGAATCCCTTAGTGGCCGTTGCTGTTGTTAACTCGAAAGCCTTCAACAGATACAACCTACACTCTGTTATGTCGTCTGGACTTGACCAAGCCGCGTCTTCACGTTCGTTCGGCTATGTGTTCTGTAAGCCGCCGATTCTTTTCACGTCGTATTGAGTGGCGCATGACTGGCTTAGCTGGTGATTCGCATCAGGAGCTGTATAAGCTTGGTTAGTATCCAGAGTCTATAAGGTAGTTACCTTAAAACTCATTCAATCTACTGTGCTATGCCGTCTGGCTTTTGATTGTGGTTACCAGTCATCTCTCGGTGCTGGTTAGAGGCCCTATGCGTTGCCTCTATTGTTGCGTCTCTTGTCGTTCAAGACTCTTTACGCTATGGCCGTCCTGGCCGCTTGCGTTTAGCTGGGTTGCTAATCCCTGCTAGGTGATCCGATTCACCTTAGTTCGTGTAGCTTACAGAAAGAGTTCAAAGAAGTAAACCCTTTATGTAAACTAATTTACGCTAGGTGCACTTGCTTTATCTCATAAGCGTTAACAACAACAGCCGGTAGCGTCTCACCACTGCTAAGGAAGTAGGGTGAACTAACTGCCTCAACAAACATAACCACAATAGAGCCGCCGGTGTCATTAGTGTGATCGTTATCAATAAACTCTTGAACAGTCGGTGCGTTGTTAGCTACTGCGTTCATATTAAGGCCTATTGAGTAAGTAGTTATTGAGCTGTTTATCTACGTTGATTGAAGCTTAATTCATACATGCGGTTAATACAAGCACTCATTGTATTTTATTTATAAGTATCTATTAGAGTGTCATGGAGCGTAGCGACTCACTCTTTGTATGGTTGTTCTTATCCAGGCTATGCCATGTCTCTTATAGACGGTGTTCTATACCCATTGTGTATGGGCGGTCGCAAGGCGGCGGCTGTGCATGGTTTATCTAGTAACAGATACACCTAACCCAGCTAAGTACTATGTTCGGTAGTCTTATCCTATAGGGTGGGTAATAGCATAGGCAGGGCAGTTCAAACAAGATAGATAGAGCGAGTGCTTGCGCCCTTGTACATACTTGCAATCGCAACACATACAGGCACAGCCAGCACAACAGCTCCATCATACTCATCTCAACAGCTTACCAAGCACACGCACCAACGTGATTGCCATAGCCAGCACAACCACCACACATAGAACGCCATCGATCATGCCGGTTGCTGGTGGCTGTTGTGGCTCCTGTGCTGGCTCCTGACGGCTCTTGGTCTTGTTCTGGTCCGGTTGCATTGATCGATCCTCAGCGGTTGACAGGGAGGCTCCCAAAGAATGAGGCCATGGGGGAAAGAGTGGTCCCGAGTCAGTCGAATACCCCCTTGCAATGACACATCAAAAATTACATTATACCTTCATCCTGCTCCTAGCACGCTCTACGCGGTTGATGATATAACCGAGGTGATATGCCACTTGCTCGTCATCAACAAATGAAGCCACACATCCGACATCGCCCAGGATGAAATTACCTGCGTGCAGTACTTCATGCGCTAATACACCTGGGGAGAGCTCCTTGATATGCACATATGCGGCGTCATTGTACCAGTGACACATACCCCGGTACTCACCCGTGAAAGGCTCAAGTGCTCGCTTTGAGCCTTTAGGTAACTCCTCTATACCAATAAAGACTTTGGACTTATAGACGGGTAGATCGATACATACTTGCATAACTGGAACCCCTGCAACTTTATCTCAAAAATTACATTGTCAGCAGTCTGACCGCGCCCGTCATAGCAAGCACCATAGCCCGTAACCCGCTAAGGCTATGACCGCCAAGAACATACCGCAACCCATACAGGTTGCTATAATACGTTCCATCAGAAGAACTCCGGCTTAGCCACAGACCGTGTACGCGCCATGAAGCCTTTTTGTAGATCAGTGGCACCAACACATACCCAGCGCTGATCCGGCTCAGGAGCAGCCTGCAGGGCAGCCACAAGGTCGCCTACATCAGCGGCCAACGACTTGATCGTATTCATGGCATCGATCTCAGCCTGACTCAGCTCACGGTACCCTTTAATCTTGCGGTGTTGGTTTTCCATAACAGTCTCCAATGATTAGCGTTTACGAGCAGGCTTACGCGCAGGTTTAGCAGCCGTCTGTTTAGCGAGGTTGCGTTTGTTAGGCACCGGTTTCAGTTCGTGTTTATGCTTAGGCATAACGCCTCCTATAGGACAGTGAATCATCCGAGAGCCAGTGAAGACTCTCGGGCGATCGATAGCTTACTCACCCTGCAGTTCTGATCCCTCGGCTATGAAGAATACAGCTGTATTACCAGATGCACTACTGTCCATAGCCTCGTTTACTACAACTTGTAACTCCTCGAAGAAGTCGCCATCGAGCCGAACAGCTACACCGTGCTTATCTTGTCCCGCGAACGTAGTGCGCCCTGCGTAACCGTTGATGGTGTTACCGCCTCTCGGATCGAATGGTTCTACGTCAAAGCCGTGCAAGATCAAGTCGAAATTGGATTTATAATTAAACAGGTTCTTGAATGTGCCATCGGCGCGTTTTACGCGTAGCGTTAGGCCCACAGTTAGCGCACCTGCCCCACCGAACGTACTTATGTCGGAAGCGTTAGATGACTGCGACGCCATCATGATACGGGTTATGTCACCGGACTGCCCAGGCAGCGGTTTAATCGTGAAGATAACAGGCGTGCTGCTGCCATCTACTACTGCCATGTTCGGGTTTCCGACACTGACTAACGTAGTGGCGGTGGGGAATGCTTGACCAATCTGCCGATCCACTGTTATAACATCACCTGTTACATCTAAGATCTCTGCTTGAGTAAACCGCCCTGTGGCAGCTATACCCAGTTCGATTATATGACCAGCGTTGGCTGCTGTGCTTAGACCATGCCCAGCTGTTAGCGTCATAGTGCGCAGATCTGTATCTGTTACAGAAGCAAGCGTTAACCCGTCTGCTATGGTCTGTAGAAATAACAGGTCCAGCATGTCTGTTGTTTGATCTTGTAGTGTGACCGGTAAACTCACACCTCCACGGTCACTCGTCTCTAGCGGTACGCTTGAATACGCCATACATACTCCTTACGCCACCTGTTGATCGGAGTGCACTATATACACAGCAGCTGTAGGTGTGATGGTAAATTCACTCGTGGGGGTGACACTTGGCTCATAGAATGCACCAGCAGCAATCGGGATCTCTCCAGTACCCCCGCCAAATGCCACGGTAACAGAACCGCTAATAACGGTAATGAATAGGTAGCCTCTACCGTCGTTTGCAGGCCACGTCTTCGCAGTAGTGTACTGCTTAGATGATGTATTTAATCGTGTTAGAGACATTACAGCTCCTTCTGGTTATTAGCCTTGCGTTTGCCCCAGGCTTCGACTAAGCGGCCACCAGCAGCCTTCACAGGCTCACTACCGAATGCCCACGCGAACATGGTGGCTAACAAGCCGGTGTACCAATCGGGCACAACAGCAAAAGCATCAAAGATCATACCGGGATTCGGATCACCGTTGACCGCTAAATAAATTGTAAAGTCCAGACCAGCGAACAGATGCGCTGCACAAACCCACCTGAGGAAGCGTGAGCTTTTCTGTGCAACGATCTGCTCCCAACTTGCAGCATTGTCCAGGCGCTTGATACGCGCCCGTGACGTGGCTTCCTGCTCGTTGAGCTTGATCTTCTGCCTGCCCTCTAGGTAGGACTTACCAATACCTAAGAGGGCCAGAGCAGCCTGGAACATTACGCAGCTTCACCCAGGTAGATGAAGTCGAACACAACTGCGGCATCCAGCGCGGTAGCTGAGTTGTTCAGCAGGACGCAAGTAGCGGCACCTGCGGCGCAGTTTACACGCGTGATGCTGGGATCACCGGCACCTGTGTAGTTGTGCACGATGCACAGCACGATGGACTTGGCGGTGATCAGTGCGTTGGTGATTACCAGATCCTCTGCCAGATGAGCGGCAGTGGTCTTGGCTTCGGTGGTGATACGCAGCAGCGCACCTTCCAGTGTGATTGCATCAGAGGATAGGGTACCTTCCAGAGCAGATACGAGATTACCGCCAGCAAGAATGGTCATACGAATTCCTTATTCAATTAATTAAGAGGGTGTACCGGAGTGGATTGCAGCAGCGATGACTTTGATGTTGTCTGCCCAGTCATCAAGGATCTGAGCCTTGGCGTCCTGTGAGGCAGCTGTGCCATCGTTCATTGCTGAGATGGCTCGCTTCATTGCGCGGTCAAGTTCGTTCGCCCAGGCCGGGCTGCCGATTGCTTGATACTGCGCCGACATCTGGCCGGTATCTGTGTAGTTCGTCAACTGTGACATTAACGTGCTCTCCTATGTCGAAGACCTCCGCCGACCCTGTTGGGTGCGTGACCTTTCATATCAAACGGCGTCTCTCGACCCCATGGGTTCTTCATCCATGCCAGGGTATCCTCGGCACGTTTACTTTGCAGGCGCTTCTGCTCATCGATGTTCATGCGCTCTACCCAGAGGCGCACAGCACCCGCTACAGCATCCAAGCGGTCATCATGCCCCAGGCAACCCTTGTCCCGTGTGATACGCGAGAGCTGGTGCAGGAAGCTATAACTGGACCGTTTGTCCATAGCATAGTGTTGGGTAGTGGATACATCTCGTTCCCAGATGTCGTCAGCAACGATCAGGTGATGGCGAGCAATTACAGGCTCAAGTACATCAATGATACGCAGCTCTTTCTGGCCTGACTCCCACACATCCTCTATCGCAGGTGGGGCATTATAGCTGCCACCATTCGATTCGTAGGTTCTGCGCATGACAGGGTATAGGTTGTGCGAGAGCGCACCGTTACCGTAGTTCTTCTCTATCTGGACGATGTTCGGCTTCCACTTCCACACAAGGTCAGCGAGGCGTTGCATCTTTTCCTCTTCCAGGCCACCGGGTATCCCACCGGCATCCATGAGGAATACATAGCCATGCATGAAGAACGTCACAGCGTATGCCGTCTCGTCACCGTTCTTACCACCACCAGCCGGGTCAATGTAGATCGCTCTGCCCTCATAGTCGAACCAGTCGTTCGACGTATAGGCGGGACCATACAGGTTGCAGCTGACAGTATTCAGAGTAGGTAGCATGAACTCTAACTCAGACCTACGCGCCCACAGGATCTCTCCAGGGGCCTTCTCGGGGTTAAGTGGCATGGTGATGAGGTTCTCGGGCTTCAGAGGGTACCGCATCGAATCAGCGAGCTTTGTCGAGAGCATGTGCTGGAGCTTGAAGTAGGCAGGGCCTTGCTCCAGTTCCTTAGAGCACAAAGCTGCCTCATCCAGGCGTGTATCGATAGCCTTACCGCTTGTGCCTTCAATGCCACCACCTGTCCGTAGTCCTGGGTCACAGGCCACGGCAGCTTTGATCACAGGAGCCAGCATGTCGCCGTACTCCAACTCCTCTTCGAGCGTGGGGTATCTACCGGGCCATATACGAACCGTGTAGCCCCTGCCTGGGAGGGTGTTATAAATCGAGTCAACAGTCTGCGGCGTACCGAGGTACATGATCCGGCTGTGCTGGCTCTCGCATATTGACGCAAAGTCAAGCGTCTTTTGGAGTAGCTGCTCACGCATCAATGCAGTCAGGGAGTTCTTACCAGTCTCGACATCATCAGGTATTAGCAGATCGGCACGGTTTCCCTGCAGGTTGGATGAGATACCGAGAGTGGTGATTGATGCTGTCTTGTTGATTCCGCGCAGAGTGAAGTGCACATCGAACTTATCGGTCGAGGTACGGTCGCCTGCATTGGCATCGGGGCGTAAGCACTCCAGTACGTCCCAGTGCCCAATGATTAGCTGGATACCCTTTGCTATGTCCGAGGCAAGTCCCTGGCCACCAGACAGGATCAGCACCCTGTGCTTGGGGTCATGCACCAAAGAGAACACAGCGAAGATCGAGGCCAGAGTAGTCTTGGCCTGTCCTCGCTGGGCCTGGATCATTATCTTCGATCCGCCGTCAAGCATGAACGACGCCATATCGAATTGAATGGGACTGGTCGTCCAACCAAAGCCTGCCATCTGGCAGTCAGCAAGGAAGTTGTGCCACCCCTTCTCCGTATATGGATAGGCGTCTTGAATAGCGTATAGAGACTCCCAACGCGCCAAGGCCGTCTCTTCTGGTTCCCAGCGCTTGTCAGCCATCAGCCGCCACCGGATGCAGATCAGCTAGGCGGATTACCTTGCCCCTGCTCTGTTCCATCTCGATCAACCGTTTCTGGATCTTGCTCATTCCATCAGCAGATTCACCGACATCAGCTGTGACATCGTTATCCTTCAGGAAGCGAGCTGCGACTGTGAGGAGAGCGGGACTGGCTGTGTACATGCGTACTTCATCAGCGCCCTCCTTCTCTACCTCTTCTGAGTTAATCACCATAGTGTCGCTCAGCTGGTCATCAATAACCTTTGCCAGGGTAGCGTGCAGCCCGGCTAGGGCTTTCTCTGTGGCCGCACCTTGTGCCATAGCTTACGTACTCCTGTTGACACAGCCACATACGCAGGGATCGCGTTCTTAGCGATCATGATCAACGTGTATATGGCTGTGAGAATTAGAACCCACTCCTGTAGAGGCACGCCCATGAATACCATACTGCCTACAGTTACGGGGGGAATTGCACCGCCGGCATCGGCAGCAAGTTGTTCTGTACCCATGAAAACTCCTGTACAGCAGCTATGCTGTGTTAATCACCAACAAAGCTGGTGGGAATATCATATTCCAATTCGACCCTAGCTACATACTGTCCGAAGTTGCTCGTCGACGTGGCTGTAATTTTGTAGCTGAGGCCATACTTAGTGATGTTCCCAAGCGAGCTGAAGGCCATTGTGACAACCGTATCCTCGTTAATTAGTGTCAGCGTAGGCACACCCGCCATTGGTTCGGCGTCAAAGTTTATAGGTAGAGAATAGAAGCGACCAGCTACAGCTGGCCATCCGAAGTCAACACGCTCTGTTCGATAAAATCGCTCCAGTAGTGGCAGCTCTTTATAGTGATCAGTGTCTGCTCGCTGTAGCAGGTTGTCACCTTCGTACAGGTCTATTTCAGAAATCTCAATCTCATGCGATAACTCTGGGTTAGCACTTGCCAGAGACAGTTGTAGGTAGCTACCACCGCCGAAACTGAGGGCAGCTAGATCAGGAAGAGTAATCGGAAGTACAAACTCTTTCACGCCTCCACCATCTGCGGCAAAGTCGATACCCGGTAGGGTTGTTGATGTATTTGTAGAGCCACCACTTCCCATGTTTTGAAATATACGAGGGAAAAACTCCCCGTTACCAGAAACATGCTTCCCTCTGATTCTGCATGTGTATCTTCCGCTCGCCCTATTCAGAGGGCGTCTGCAGTTAATCTCTTGCCCTGCTGTTCCGTTGCGTACCCAGCTTTTTATATCTGCACCTAGTACCGGATCATGAATGTGCTGAAACCCTTTAGCGTCTGGATCGTCGGTCATATCGCCAAAGCTAATCCATGAGGTAAACCCTGCATCTGGGGTTATCACCAGCTCATATGTGTCTGCCGTGACATTCGATACAGTGAACGTGCTGTCAGTAAAAGACCCGCCGTTATAGCTGGCGTTGTCCCACCAAACAAAAGCACCATTACTTAAACCGTGCGCAACCTGAGATACAACAACCGGCGACACAGCAAAGCTAGTGATATTAGTAGGGGAAAAATCAAACACTGATGCAGGAGGAACAAATGACGTAGCAGCCCACCGCATAAAATGCTCTGAGTCTGTGCTCTTTCTGGCAGCTCCTGATCCACGGACTCGGGTAAGCGTTCCACTGCCTAACGTACCGAACATTTTTCCATGCCACATGTCAGGTCCGTATACACGTAATCCGCCAGTACCATCGTAAGTTGCTGCGTCACCGAAAGTAGGCGCAACATATGGGATGTTACTTATCCCACGAGCATCAAACCTACGCCACCAGTTGAACCGCGAGTTGGGCAGTAGGTTGGTTATATTCTTCTCGGTGTAAGAATCACGCTGCGCCAAGACTGAGGAAGTCGATTCCAAAGCACCGGTTACAATTACAGGTAGACCAGTTTGCTCTGAAAACAGCCATAAGGCCTCCAGCTTATCCTTTTCAATTCCCGTCCCATTTATTCCGAACGATAGGGCGTTGATAGAGCCAGCTGGCTGTAACACCGCAGTATTGCCGTTATCCAACAACAGTCGACTAAAGCCATCGCTTGTGTCACCAGCTTCAACTATATAGCGCCCCGCTCCAGAGTCACCTGCAGTTGTGTAGCCTTGAATTTCTACAGACATCCCAGAAACAAGGTCAACTGCCACCCCGTCTAATGCAACAGGGTTAGCCGCGACCATTGCTACAGATGTGGCGAATATAGGTCCATATCGGGTATCACGCAATCCAGCACTCTCTGCGGAGTCCGCGAAGTCGATGATCTTGTCCCAGTTCGCTGAGTCATCTAAAAATACACCCGATGTGTGTGCTGCCGTTGCTATATAAATGCTGAGTGTAACCGGATCACGCACGATGTCAGTCACGTTATACGCAGTGGCTGTTACCCAATCGAGCCGCCATATTCCCTTGTTGTTGTCAACGTAAGCCTTGGTTGCGGCATCCTGCGCTAGTTCAGGGTCCGCCATATTATTGATAAACTTACCGTTCAGGTTTAGATCTTCAGTGAACTCTGAAATGTTCCTGCCATCGAACACTTCATGTACGAGCATAATCGTTTGCAGGTTAGATTCATCCAGGCCCTGCTCGTTAATAATCGCCCCTGCCTGGAAGTCGTGGAACAGTATATTGCTGGGGGTGTCTCGGCGAACGTTAACAACCTCGTCTTCAAGGATCGGGTCATCGAGTTGCACCAGTGCGTCGTTTACGAACGTGAACGTGCGGAAGATTTGGTTCTGCCCACCGTCGAGTTCGCCATCAACAAAGACAACCACATGGTCGCGTGAAAGGTAGCCAAGAGTGAAGTTAATAGCAAACTGTCTTGATGTCTCTTGAGCAGCCGTAACTGTATAAATATTAATGGAATTAGCCATGCGGTTTCCTCTGAGATTCTCCTATAG